CGGCATGATCTATGGTACAGTTACTTCGGGCATGGCCGGGTAGATGGGTACCGTCCGTACTGGATCACATTCCGCAATGAAGCAGATGCCACTTTGGTAGTACTTTCTACTGACTTGACCAAATTTTGGTAATCTGCTATAATTACTGATATGATTAAAGGAGCCACCGTGAAATCTGCTGTAGCAAATAAACCCGTAAAATCTCTGAATCCACGCAGTGCAGACACCAATGTCATGGGACCAGAGCCCTCTTGGCGCGAGCAGCCTGTTAGCAACAGAACTAGTCAAATGACTTCTGCCTTTTCCTGGTACAATTACTTTTACGGCAAAAAAGATGCTCGCGACATGATTGTGAACTATCTGGAACTGCATGGCCGTAAAGCTGATGTTCGTGCTCTCAAAGGTGTGCCTGATTCAGACATTCGGGTAACTGCTGGGTGGTTGTGCAGAATGAGCATGGTAGGTCTGGACCTGTCAGATCACGAACAAATCAAACTAGACAACATGCTGGCACAACTGATTGCAGTCAAACAACAAGAAGTCACAACAGAGTCCGCAGAACCTGTGGTAGCACGACTGACCATTCAAGATCGTCTGCGTGAAAAAGTAAGCGAGTGTGCCGGAGAACTGGATGGCCTGTTTGATGAGTTTATCCTGGCAGGTGCCAAAATGAACGCAGACTATAAGCCAATTGTGCTGATTCGTGGTATGAATGTGGCACCACAAATGGTGAGCTTGTTGTCAGATATTTGGAAACGCAAGCAGGCTGAATTTGAAGAAGTGGTCAAAGGCAAAGACGCACAACTGGTAGAAGGCTACGGATATCTCAGCAAAATTCAGCTACGCAATGTGCTGAAGTTTTGTGAAACAGTGATCAACGACTGCGGCGCATACGTGCAGATTAAAAAGGTTGAGCGCAAGCCACGTGCAGTCAAAACAGTATCGCCAGAAAAACGTGCAGCCAAGTTCAAGGTTGCAATGGAATTTGCTGATCTCAAACTCAAAGGCCTGCCTGCCGCTAGTCTGGTGGAAAAAACAGAAGCCTGGCTGTACGACACCAAAAAGCGCAAGCTGATACACGTTGTGGCAGACTCGCATGCAGGATCGTTCACTGTAAAAAGCAATTCCATCATTGGATTCAGTGTGTCGGAGAGCATGCAAAAGACTGTGCGCAAACCCGCAGAAGTTGTCAAGGCCATGCAAGCCGCTGGCAAACCAGCTGCCAGAAAGATCTACAAAGATCTAACCACTACAGAAACCGGGTTCAACGGGCGCGGCACCGAAAACTTGATGGTGCTAAAGACATGGTAAGTAGCCCATGCACAAGATTACAAACAAAGTTGATTTTTACATTACCAATGTTTGTAATCTAACTTGCGATCGTTGCAATAGATTTAACAATCACGACTTTCGCGGCTGGCAACGCTGGAGTGATTACCAGGCTCACTACGAACAGTGGGGCAAGTTGGTGCAACTAAACGCTGCCACTATCATGGGCGGCGAACCTTTTTTAAATCCTACCTTGGGTGACTGGATAACAGGCATCAACAGAATATTTGACATTGAAGTGCAAGTGCTGACCAATGGCACTCGATTCAATCAATCAAGGCCGCTGTACGAAAAATTACTGTATAGATCTCCTCGCACAGGAGCAATGAATCATATTGGCGTGAGTTTGCATAATCTTGCTGACCAAGAGCAGTTGCTGGCTGACGTTCGTGCTTTTTTTCCTGTGTCTTTTAAAGAACATCCCAAAGGATCGCCGGAGAACATCTGGAACTCAGATTGGTTTTTCATTGATAACAATGGAGTGATGATCAATGTGTACACCATTAATCAATTTGGTGCTGCTGCTGTCCGACCAATACAACAGCAATTTCATTTACACAATAGTGATCCTGTAAAAGCACACAGTACCTGTGTGTTTGCTCGTTTTAAGTCGTATCATTACATTCGTGGCCGATTGTACAAGTGCGGGCCAGCGGCCTTGATGTCAGAATTTGATCAACAGCATAGTTTACAAATCTCTGATTCAGATCGTGAGCTTCTTAATTCATACGAGTCACTGGGGGTTGATAATTTTGAAGAATTCAATCAAAAGTTTTTTGAAAATCTTGACAATCCAATTGCACAGTGTAAATTTTGTCCTGAACAGTCTGAAATACAGACAATCTTTCCTATACGCAAGGGTCTGTAACAGTGTTCCAAGATAGATTTTATCAAACACAACAAGGCGAAGTATTCGAACAAAGTCAGTGCATGCAGCATGAGCATGTGTTGGCCAATTGCTTTTCCAGTATTCTAATCAATTTTGGGTATTCAACGGCGGACCCAGGTCGCAGGATCTGGACCAGAAACAACAAAACAGTAATAGTGTGTTTGGCAGACGATTTTAACATCTGCGGCGCAGATTTATCAACGTCTCCTGGCAAATGGTTTGACGCTGACACAGTTGTGATAACAGATAACTTGATCACTTGTGACACACAATACACTGTGCTTCGGGTGCCTGTTAGTTATTTTGGAGTGTTTGGATACACACCAGCACTACAAAATTTTACACCATCCCACAGGTTTCATTTGTCAGTGAATCGCCTTGACTCGCAAAGACAATTGATATTGTTTGAACTGATTGCACAAAGCGGTGGCCTCGACGCGGTACAGCGGCAGGATCTTGTCAACTTTAACGCTAGAGATGCCCATGAATCCAACAACACTGTGCAGGATCTACAACAAAATTTTACGAAACATTGGCGGCCACTGGCTGAGTATTATACAGGAGTCTACAACCAACACTGGGACGCTGTGTTAAATTCTTTGCCCTTGCTCACCCATAGTCTCGCTATCGAACAAGCTGGTTTAGCTGCATACTTGAACCTGGTGGTTGAGACCTATGCAGGCAACACTACTATAACGTTCAGTGAAAAGATATTCCGCGCCCTGGTAACACCGGCACCTTGGGCAGTGTTTGCAGCTCTGAGTGCAGTACAGCATCTTGTGGATCTGGAGTTTGATGTCATGTCAGATATTGTGGATCATTCATACGACCGATATGTGCAAGATGACTGGCCTGGCCGCAACAAAATGGCAAATTATATCTCAACCAGTCTGTCTAATTATCACAGAATCCAGCAGATTGATGCTGCTGTGCTGGCAGCAAGATGCAAACAAGCAGCAGAACACAATCAGCAGCGCCTGGCTGCATTGCGGGCACAATGGCCCGGCGATTTTGCACTCTGGCTTCCCGGAGTGATAGCGCAGCTTGAATAAATATAGGAACCGGAGTTTCCTTTATGGCCGACAATACATTACCCCAGCTCAAGCAAGATCTTATTGATTATGTGGGTCTGCTGCTGGGCAATCAGATCATTGATCTTGAACTAGATCCTGCACACTTTGAGGCTGCATATCAAAAGACCATTGGCACTTTTCGCCAACGAAGCAATGCAGCATATGAAGAAGCTTACATTTTCATGGAGTTGATACGAGACGTCAACATCTATACATTGCCGCAAGAAGTCACAAGTGTGCGGCAGATCTTTCGCAGAACATTTGGTGATGCCACAGGACCGTTTGCCAGCAATTTTGATCCATTTGCACAGGCCAGCATCAACGTGTATCTCATGAACTTCAACGTGGCTGGTGGTCTGGCCACTTACGATTTTTATTCACAGTATGTGGAACTAGCTGCCAAGATGTTTGGTGGATTCATGAACTACACCTGGAACCCTGTAACCAAGAAATTGCAGCTGATACGAGATCCAAAAGGCACCGGTGAAAATGTGCTGCTTTGGGCATACCAGCTCAAGCCCGAGATTCAGTTGTTGACCGATCACCAGACTGGACAATGGATCCGTGACTACATGGTTGCTGTTTCCAAAATGATCATTGGCGAAGCTCGCGAAAAGTTTTCAACCATTGCTGGCCCACAAGGTGGCGGCAGTCTAAACGGCGCTGCAATGAAGTCAGAAGCACAAACACAAATGGATGCACTGCTAGAACAACTCAAACTGTATGTAGACGGAGCACAACCGTTGACTTTTGTAATTGGCTAACAAGCAGACATTGATGATTGGTTGCAGCTTTATGTCAAGGCTGCAGGCCCGTCATGCTGGAGACATGGGCATAAACGCCGCAAGGTATCATGTGTTGGCCAGCCCGGGCACGGGCAATCAAGCCATTGCTGCTAGAACAATGTATCAGCTGGCCCAGGAAGATTATGATCGTGTGGTAGTGCTATGGTCTGGCATCAACAGAATAGACTTTCCAGTCAGCGAAGAACTGCAACGCACACAGCACAACAATCCTGAAGGCGATTGGGTGGCCAGCTGCAACATTGGCAGCATGGCCTGGTATCATTCAGGCGGTTTTTTGGGAACAGGCGTTTTTGGTGCAGTGCCAGAACCTGTGCAGATCTTCATGCGGGCACAGTATCTGGGATCAGAACCCAATAGCAAATATCTAAGCGAGCTTACTTTGATGAGCATTGTGACACTGCAAAGTTTGTTGAAGGCTCGTGGCATTGACCACCAAATGGCATTCATACACAACACCACACACGGTGATGTTGGGCGACAGCAGGAACATGCACATGGGATTTTGGACCACAGTTCACCCTTGGACAAACTGGTAGATTGGAGCAAGTTCAACATGAACAGCAATCCTTACGAATGGGCCATGCGTCGAGAACAACTGGAAGGTGACCAATATCATCCTACCAGAAACGCCATGATTGACTGGTTTCGGGAACAAATGGGCATTGACATGACCCAGTGATTGTGCTATACTTGCAGTATGCACCTAATGATTGACCTAGAAGGACTGGCAACTGGCCCAGACACTACTATCCTCACTATTGCCGCACAAGCGTTTGATCCGTTTGGCAAAGGCTTCTATGAGCAATCTTACTATGCTAGAGTTACTCTGGAAAGTCAGGAAAATCGTGTGATTGATGATAACACTATTGCATGGTGGGCAACGCAACCTGAACACGCTAGAGAAGAAGCATTTGGAGAACAAGATCGAATTCCACTAGACGAAGCACTAGACGGATTAGGCCGACTAATTTGGAACAGCAAGATGATTTGGGCACAAGGTCCAACTTATGACATGAATATTCTTGAGCATGCCTACAAGAGCTACAACAAGCCCCTGCCTTGGAAATACTACATGGTGCGAGACAGTCGCACAGTGTTCAGCTTGTGGCCTGATCAGCCAATACCTCCAACTAGCCACCATGCTCTTGAAGACTGTCGCAGACAAATTGGTATGTTGCAACACACATTAACACATCTAAACGTAAAGGCATTGAAATGAACATTTATCTTGACATGGATGATGTGGTAGCAGACTGGATGGCTCATGCACAGGACTTTTTAAAAATGCGATGGAATCATGAAACAAGTGAGCGTATTCCGC